GCTGCGGGCTCAGCTTCACGACCTGAAAGAAGACTTCAAGGCACTGGAGGGAGCTGGCCGGAATGAGTGAGGAAAACATCGCGGTAGACCTAGATCAGTTCCATCGTTGGCATCGTTCCGATACAGCAAGAGAGCCGCATCATACAGCCACTTGTCGTTTCTGTCGACTCATCTCCGAGGTCGAGGATCTTCGCAAGCTACACAAAGGCTGCGAGCGCCTGCTCAAAGACCACGACAAGTTCAGGGATCGAGCGTGGAGAGCAGAGAAAGAACTCGACGCAGCCCAGACCGGATTCAAGGCAGCGGTGGCTGACCTGGGGAAGTGTAGGGCCGAGCTGAAGCAATTACGTGAGAAGCTTGCCCTACCTGTCTGCCTGATCTGCATGACACACCACTGGCCGCAAGGCCATGTGAAACACTGCCCGGAAGACTATGATGAGTGACAAACCCCTCCACGAAGCTGCGGTTCGGGCAGCGACACAGTTCGTTGATGGTAGTGCTGGGGTCATCAGGCAAAATTCGAGGGTGATAGGTAGCCTAGCTATCTACATCCACGGCGCCATCGAATCCCACCTGCGCGACGCGGGGTGGCTGGCATTGAGAGAGGCGATGAGGGAGCTAGTTCTGTCAGAGCATGATTCTGGCTGCTCCCAGGAATGGAATCTTCCACGCCTTTGTGAGTGTGGCTACGTAATAGCAGACGAAAGTCTGAATAGCCTGCTTGGTCCTTGCACTTGCACGCCGATGGGTAGCGACCTACCAGGAGCCCCACCAGAGACGCAGGAAGCAGAGGACTGTCCACAACACGGGCGAGACTCCGATGAGTAAGCCCAAGCTACACCCACACATGATGCCACCCGAACATGATACCTATGTGGAGGTGAAGTCGATGGAGTTTGTTTGCAAGGGGAAGTTGCCCAGCGCCGAGGAGTACCAGAGGCTGATAGACATACTCACTGGGTCGAGCCTGTGTGAGCAGTGCCACACCAAGAGAGAAGCCCACCTCCGCGCTATCACCTTGAGGTGCGTGGGCTGCAAGCATCCCCGTCACCGAAAGATGTGCGTGGTCCCCTATGCACGCTGGCGGGTGTGGCTAACTGGTCTGAAGGTGTGTAGTTGCACCTATTGGGATGCACGATGGGAGAAGTGAAATTGCCCAGCGCCGAGGAGGTCGTGGAACAAATCTATCTGGCTATAGATGCACGCGACGGTCGGTGCCTAAACGAAGCTGTTGGGAAGCTGTACCAATATCGCGACGCATTGCTGGAGGCGGCGGCGGAGGTGGCCGACGCCAATAAGGATGTAAATGGGATTGCAGCAAGGATCGCAGCCGAGATCCGCGAGCTGATGGACAAGCTATGAAGCTGCCGAGCGCCGAGGAGCTAGTCCGGTGGTTCAGCCTGCACTACATGAACGAGTCTTCGGCGTACCTGTCCGACGTGATGATGGATCGTGTTCGCCTGTTTAGGAACGAGGTGCTGGAGGCTGCGGTGCAGCACTTGCTCAACACCGACTACGACAACGCAGCGGCCGAGCTTCGGGCATGGATCAAGGAGTCCCAGCCATGACCCCGCCCAAGCTGCCGAGCGCCGAGGAGCTGCTTCAAGAACTGAGCCAAGTCACCGACGTTCCCGATGGTGACTTCTTCCGTGCGAAGCTGATCCATGAGCGAGACAACCTGGTGCTGGAGGCAGCGGCGGAGGTGGCAGAACATATTGGCAGCGAGTTGTACGAGTTGCGTGTCACCTACAATGAGGCGGTCGGATATATTTCAGCCGAGATCCGCAAGCTGAAGGAGGAGCTGTAATGGACTGGACTGAGGTCGTGGTCAAGATTGGGATCAGTGGCTGCATCATCTGGACGTGGTGGTGCTTCATGCGGTGGATCTGGTGACCACCTACCTCACCATCCAAGTCCTCTGGCTCCTGGCAATGGTGTGGTCAACCTCCGCTGTCCTATACTGGACCCTGGGAGGAAACAGCAGATGAAACGCCTACTTGTAGTCATCTTCTGCCTGTTCGCCAGCGTGGCGTGGGCGGATCGCAAAGTCATCGTGACCTTGAAGACCCCGACTGACACCGGCAGCGCCAGGATCGCCCAGATCCGTTCTGCTCAGCGGGGGGCTGTCCGCGCTCTGGCCGGCACCACCTTCACCATTCACCGCACCTACACCCAGCTCCCGTTGATTGCCGTGGAGGTGGACGACGCAGGGCTTACACGTCTCCATGCCAGCCCGGATGTAGAGGCTGTGACGGAGGACGGTCAGTTCTTCGTGCCACCCGAGCCCCCCAGGTCCTTCTTACGAGGCCTGTTGCCCCAGCTCACTCAGGCTCTACCCGTGGTGGGTGCAGACAAGGCCCACGCACAGGGGATTGACGGCAAGGGGTGGTCGGTAGCCATCGTGGACACCGGTTTGGAATTGAGCCACCCCGCGTTTGCTAACAGGATTATCGGCGAGGGCTGTTTCGTGCATGACGGTCAATGCCCAGACGGCACAAATTCCATGCAAGGGCCTGGGGCTGGAGCGAGTTGCATCGGTAGCAGTTCTTGCTTCCACGGAACCCATGTAGCAGGTATCGCAGCCGGGCAATCCGGGGCGGTCACAGGAATCGCCAAGGGTGCTGGAATCGTGGCGGTCAATGTGTTCACCGTATCTGCGGGGGGAGGGGCCAGTGCGTTCTTCAGCGACATTATCGCGGCCCATGAATGGCTGGCTACGCAAACTAACCTCAAAATCGCCAGTATCAATATGTCGCTGGGCACGAATGCGAGGCAGGAGAATCCCTGCGATTCAGTAGCCTCGTTTATTCCAGTGAAGGCAGCTATAGACCTCGCCCTTGCAGCCAACATCGGAGTGGTCGCAGCGTCGGGTAACGGGTCGTCGCAGAATGGTGTAGCTAGCCCAGGCTGCCTGTCCAACGTGATCGCGACGGGGTGCAGTGACAACAACGATGGGATCTGCTCTTTCAGCAACGAGGGCCCTGCGATGGAGATCAGGGCACCGGGGCTGAACATCCTGTCAGCCAACCTCGGCGGTGGCACACGTCGAGCCAGTGGTACTTCCATGAGCACCCCTTTCGTGGCCGGCGCTCACGCGCTGGTACGCCAGACCTTCCCTACTATCGGACCTCCAGCCAGCATCCGAACGCTGCTGAAGTTTCAGGGCACCGATGTGCAAGGTAGGCCCCGGCTGTGGGTTGGTGATCTAACTGGTAGTCAGCCACCTGATCCAAACGACCCCATCCCGCCTGATCCTAACCAGCCGCAGTGTCCTGACTGCCCGCCTAGCTGTGCTGATGCTGATGGGGATGGCGAGGTGGATGCAACTGATCGCTGTCCGAACACTCCACCGGGTGAAGCTGTAGACGATGCGGGCTGCTCCCGCGCTCAGTGGTGTCGCACGATCACACCAGCAACATGGAGGACGCGAGGCGATTGCCGAGCGTTAGACTTTCTGAACGACGAGCCCCGCAACGCCAAAGATTGCAAGGTTATACGTCGGGGGTTCTTTGATCCCAGGCCGAGTGAATGCGTGCCGCGCTAGCGCTGCTGTTCCTTCTAGGTCACTGGAACCCCTACGACCGGGGGGACTACAGGCACTGGGTTGATGACGATCGTGACTGCCAGAACACCCGCGCCGAGACTCTACTCCTGCACTCGCTGAAGCCCGTGAAGTACGCAACAGAGCGAGGTTGCAGGGTGAGCTCTGGCGTGTGGGTGGACTCATATAGCGGGCAGACTCTGTTCTTCGCGAAGCGGATCGACATAGACCATGTCATCCCTCTCGGCTGGGCACACACCCATGGAGCTGACAACTGGTCTCCCGAACGAAAGAAGGAGTTCGCTAACGATCCCGATAACCTGCTGCCTGTGTCTCTGACACTCAACCGACAGAAGGGGAAGAAGGGACCGAGTGAGTGGCGGCCTCCATCCAACCTGTGTGGGTACGGGACGCGGTGGCTAGGGATAGCAGAGAAGTACGATCTGATGCTCACGGTTGAAGAGTTCGCTGCACTCAAGGAGATGGTGGGGCACTGTGATCCTCTGCCATTACCCTACTATGAGTAGCCTCTGGCAACGGTTTCGTCACTGGATTGGACAATGGACCGACGACATCATCGAGGACATCGAATGAGAACACAGCGCCTGACGCTAGACGAGAAGCTCAGCGTGTACCGCGACATGAAGGAGGCCGGCTTCAAGGGCACCTGGGACGAGTACCAGCGGGTCAAGGAGAAGCCCAAGCCACCCGCTCCACCGGTCAATCCGTACGTGGACACTATCAGCCTGGACGACTACGACCCTACCGCGAATCCTCCGAGGCCAAACCCACAAGAGGAGCTGGGGTTCTGATATGATGCTTGTGGGCTCGCTGGTGAGATCTGTAGGAGGGATTGCGGGGGCAAGGCCTCCAACGCAGAATCCTCCGGCGCTCCTTCTAGCTGGGGTCCGAGGCGGACGACTAGTAGGGCTTGAGAGAGCCGTTGCTCCCAGACCCGGGGGCCCCCAGTGAGGCGCATATTCGATCTATTCAGGAAGCGGAAGAGGCCGGGCGAGCGTAAGCCTCTCGAGCCTGACCGGGTGACCGAGCCAGAGATCCGGCGCCCGCCAGAGCGCAGTCACATCGCAGCCGAACGGCAGCATGAACGCCTGGCACGCTTGAAGCGCAAGGCCAAGCGCAAGCACAAACGCCGCAACAAGAAGAGGAAATGACCATGCCGACTCAACTGGGGAAGAAGAGGCCCCGCCCCAAGCCGAAGAATAGGTGACCAAGTACAGAGCCATCCCCACGGAGGTGGACGGGATCCGCTTCGATTCCAAGAAGGAGGCCAGGCACTACCAGGAGCTGAAGATCAGGAAGCGGGCCCACGTGATCAGCCAGCTCGAGCTCCAACCCCGCTTCAAGCTGCACGTCCGCGGCCAGCTCATCTGCACCTACATCGCCGACTTCGCCTATTTCGACGTCAAGTCCCAGCAGACCGTGGTGGAGGATGTGAAGGGCGTCCTGACGCCTGTCTACAAGCTCAAGAAGAAGCTCATGCGGGCCGTCCACGGGATCGAGATCCAAGAGGTATGAGTATCCTTCTGATATCACTCGTCTTTCGTGATGGCGGATCTCTCGCGGTATCGATTGGATAGTGCCATGACCACCCGCCCCTACCGCCACCGCCCCAACGCCTCATGGGGCCAGACCAGAGAAACCACACCCGAGAGATTCTGGGTCGACCTGTTCCACCTCGAGCTCCAGGAGATCCGAGATCACCGCCGCGCAGCCTTCCTTCACAGCTTCCTCTCCCACCTGAGAATCCTCCCCACAGAGATGGACCGTGGCCTTATCACCACAGCCCTCCAATCCAATCTGGCTAAGTACACCCTCATCCAGCGGAAAATGCTGGTGTCCACCTTCCAGAAGTGGGTTAGCTTCCAGCCATGCCCGCGGCGTTTGAAAAAGCCCGGAAGGCCAAAGGGGCCCGCGTCCGCACGATCACGAAAGGTCCGAACAAAGGCCGGCTGATCGTATTCCGACCGGGAGGCAGTGCTGTGCTCGGTGAGAAGCGCAAGCGCCGCAACTCTGGAGCCCGTAAGCTGAGCAGCTGAACACAGCAGCGGAGTTCAAGATGGGGTTCAAGCCGGGTCAGAGCGGAAACCCAGCTGGGAAAGCAAAGGGCACGCTCGACAAGACCACCAGACTCGTGAAGCAGGCCATCCTGGAGGCCTTCTACGATGATCGGGTGGGTGGCGTGCAGTTTCTCATCGATCTAGCTACGGGTGACCATCATGCTCGGGCTGCCTTCTGCCGGCTGCTGGAGAAGGTGGTGCCAGGCGAGCTCAAGGTTGAGGGCGACCTCAGCGGTCCGGTCCAGGTGTTCGTGGTCACGGGGATAGAGCAGTCTCCCGGAGCGACCACGGCTGAACTCCCGGCCGGCGTTGGGTCTGCTGGGACCGACCCTCACTGATGCCTGAGTATCACGCTGACCTAGGCTACAAGCCTCACCCCCACCAGCTCGAGATCCACAAGGCGATGGCTGAGCACCGGTTCTGTGTGATCGTCAGCCACAGGCGGTTCGGGAAGACCCTGCTCTCCATCATGAGCCTGATCGACTCAGCTCTTCGGTGTGATCGTGAGCACCCCCGGTTCGCCTATGTCGCTCCACGCTTGAAGCAAGCGAAGCAGATCGCCTGGATGTACCTCAGCGACAAGTCGATGCGTATACACGGAGCGCGGAAGAACGAGTCGGAACTCTACGTCGATCTCCCGAACGGAGCTCGGATCCAGCTTTACGGCGCGACTGAGAAAAATGAGGAAGCAATGCGCGGCCTCTATCTGGACGGTGTAGTAGTAGACGAGGTGGCTGGGCTTCGTCCCCACGTCTGGGGTGAGATCATCCGCCCTGCTTTGACTGACCGGCGTGGCTGGGCTCTGTTTATCGGGACGCCGCACGGCATGGACCTCTTCTACGAACTCCATCAGCATTCAATGACGGATCCATCCTGGTTCACTGGGCTCTACCGAGTAGATGAGACAGATCTCCCCTGGTTGCCAGCCGAAGAGATCGAGCTCGCTCGCAGGACCATGTCGGACGCCGCCTTCAGGCAGGAGTTCCTGTGCGACTTCAGCGCTGCAGCGGAGAACGCACTCATCACGATTGATCAGGTGAGCGCCTCGACCAAGAAGAACCACCCCGAGCGAGCCTTCCAGTTCGCGCCTCGAGTGGTGGGTGTGGACGTAGCCAGGTTTGGGGATGACCGGTCAGTGATCCAACGAAGGCAAGGGTTGCTGGCTCTCGAGCCTATCGTGTTCCAGGACATCGACAACATGACTCTCGCTGGGAGGGTGGGGGAGGTGCTCCTCGACTGGAAGGCAGATGCTTGTTTCGTGGATGCTGGACGTGGCGAGGGAGTGATCGATAGGCTCAGGCAGCTCGGGCACCTTGTGATGGAGATCAACTTCGGGGGTACAGCTAACGATGACCACTACGCAGACAAGCGTACGGAGATGTGGATGGGCATCAAGACCTGGCTTGAGGCGGGGGGCGAGATACCCAACCACTCCGAGCTCAAGACTGACCTGTGTGTGCCCCTCTACGGCTTCATGCCAAACGGGAAGGTGAAGATGGAATCCAAAGACAAGATCAAGGAGCGCTTCATGAAGAGCCCAGATCTAGGTGACGCGTTGGCGTTGACGTTTGCGCAGCCCGTTGTGAGCATGGTCGACAACCACGCTCGGCCGCACACGGGTGTCTCATGACCCCGCTCTATGCCAACTTCTGCAACATCCAGAACTCAGAGGACGCGATCCTGCTCCTGTTCGGTATCGGGGCTGGGGCGCAGAACATCCCGGTGTCTCAGCTGATGGTGACGCCGAAGTTCCTGAAGCAGCTCGAGGCTGCGATTGTGAGTGCGGTAGCCAAGTACGAGCGTGAGCACGGCTTCATCTCGGACGGCTCGATCATGGTTCCCAAGGCGAGGGTGCCGGAGGTGAATTGAACTACCTGCGCCAGATCAAGTCATCGGTTGACCGGTCGATGGCCGCGGAGTGTGCAGAGGAGTGGGGGTATCCCAGGCACATCCTACCCCAGGAGCACAAGAGCGGGATCTGGTTCGAGTACGGGGAGGTGGCCTTCATCTGGTACCTGGACGGCCCGTATCCCGAGTCGATTCAGCTTCACTGCGCCTCGAAGCCGGGGCGTGGATTCGTGCTCGGGAGCGAGAGGAACATGATCGCGGTGGGCGTCATTGCTGAGCTGCTGGGGGCGACCAGGCTCTACTCCGTGATCCCTGCGGGCCATGAGGGGTGCTTACCGGCGAAAAGCATGGCACGATACCTACGCATCCGGGGCTGGGATCACGATCACTGGGGCTCGTACATCGAGCTCGGAGGTGAGTGATGGGGATCGATCCGGCCACGATTGCAGCGATCAAGGCAGGCCTGGCGGCGGCAGCCAAGGCCACGGCGGCGAAGGCCACGGAGGCCGTGGTAGCGGCGAAGGGTGCGATCACTGGCCCGGGTGCAGCGAAGGCCGTTGCTGCAACGGGTGAGGCGGCGAAGGCGGCAGCTGCCCTCCCGCCCGGCGCAGCCACTGCCTCGGGTGCAGTCGGGACGGGTGGGGGTGTGTTCAGCGCTCCCGCGGCAACAGGCGGTGGGCTGAAGATCGGCGGCGCAGCCAAGACCGCGGCGGTGGTGGGCGGGTCGGCTCTCGCAGCTCGCCGGCTGGCACCTCAGGAGGCTCCTAGCCTGCCCACGATTGAGGGCGGAGCTCAGGCGTCCAGTGCAGCAGCTCGAGCGGCGGAGGCAGAGCGGAGACGCAGGAGGGGGCGGGGTAGGGCTTCCAACATCCTGGCCCCACGTTCTTTGGGCCGTCCGAACATTGGCGTGGCTCGCCTTTCCGGTGGCCGCTCCACACTGGGCTGACCGATGCCATCACACACAGTAGACGAGCTCCTGAAGCGGCTGAAGGATCTGGAGTCGAGCCGGAAGAACTGGGACAGCCACTGGCAGGAGATCTCAGAGATCATCTGGCCGGCAGCAGCTGACTTCACCACTACCCAGAGTCCAGGTGTACGCAGGAGCCAGACCATCTTCGATGCGACTGGAGCTCTGGCCCTTGAGAAGTTCGCGGCGGTTCTAGAGTCACTCCTCACCCCTCGAGCTCAGAAGTGGCACAGGCTGAAGGCGAGCAATGAGGAGCTGAACAAGGACGCAGCGGTCAAGGCCTGGTTTGAGGAGGTGACGGATCTGCTCTTCAAGATGAGGGACCGGCCCGACGCAAATTACTACTCCCAGAAGCACGAGGGGTACAAGTCACTCGGTGCGTTTGGGAATGACTGTCTGTTCATCGACGAGCTCGAGCCTTCACCTGAGAACCCACAGGTAGGTGTCCGGTACAAGTACTGCCACATCGGTCAGATCTACCCACTGACCAACCACCATGGAAAGATCGACACCATCTACCGCAAGTATGAGATGAGCGCGAAGGCGATCCACGACCAGTGGGGTGATGCGATACCGGACAAGGTCTTCACGGCTCTATCCGTCGACCCGATGAAGATGTTCCCGATCCTGCACTTCGTAGGCCCCAGGCAGAACAGAGACCCCCAACTCCTCGACTCACTCAACATGCCCTTCAGGTCGGTGTACATCAGCATCGAGGACCGGATGATGATTGACGAGGGTGGGTTCCACGAGTTGCCGTACAAATACTCCAGGTACACGGTCAACCCTGCCGAGACTCATGGTCGGTCCCCGGCGATGCTGGTCTTGCCGTCGCTCAAGATGACGCAGGAGATGATGAAGACCTTCATCCGTGCGGGGCACCGGATAGTCGATCCGCCTCTACTGGTACACGATGCTGGCGTTCTGAACTCTGGGACGAAGGAAGTCAGGCTCTGGCCCAACGCATTGAACTACGGTGGGGTGGACGCGAAGGGCAACCCGCTGATCGTTCCATTGGTCACTGGTGGCCGGCTTGATCTGACGGAGGGAATGCTGGAGAAGGAGCGCGAGGTGATCAACCGCGCCTTCTTCGTGGACCTCTTCCAGATCCTGCAGGACGCGAGTCCCGCGATGACGGCCACGGAGGTCCTGGCTCGAGCTCAGGAGAAGGGGCAGTTCCTGGCACCCACTGTAGGCCGGCAGCAATCAGAGATGCTGGGCCCGCAGATAGAGAGAGAGGTGGGGATCATGTTCCGCAACGGCCTGCTGCCCGAGCTCCCGGGTCTGCTGGCTGAGGCGGAGGGTGGGTACGAGATCGTCTACGAGTCCGATGCTACCCGGTTCCAGCGGACGAACGAGCTCTCCGGTGCTGACCGCACGATCGAGCGAGCCATCCTGATCGGTCAGTTCGACCCGAGCGCGATGGAGATCATCAAGGGCGACGAGGTCATCCGCCTATCCCAGGAGGTGGAGGGAGCGCCCACGACGATCCTCAGGACGAAGGAGGAGCTCGAGGAGCGCAGGGAGGCCCGGGAGCAGCAGGAGCAGATCCAGCAGGGGCTTGAGGTTCAGGCGCAGGTAGCCGCGGCGAGCAAGGACACGGCGCAGGCTCAGGCGGCTGCACCTCAGACTCCGGGTGGTGTGGTGCCGGGTGGGGCGTAAGGAGAACCTTGACATCGTACGCAGGGCCTACGAGGCCTGCTTCACCGGGACGAACGACGCCGCGATTGTGCTGGCTGACCTCGAGCAGGAATGCTTCTCGCGGCGCCCCACATTTGACCCTGACAGCGAGCTGATGACGGCGTTCAACGAGGGCAAGAGATCGGTCTGGCTCAGGATTCAGAACACCTTGAACCTGAGCTGGGAAGACATCGAGAACCTCGCGCAGAGGGCGCGACTCTACTTTGAGGGGGATGAGTAATGGGAGCACCAGGATCACCAGCAGCAGTACCGCCAGCCGAGCCGGCTGCACCGGCTACACCAGCGCCAGCAGCGACACCGTCATGGACGGAGGGGATGGCTGCGGAGGATGTCGGGTTCATCGAGAACAAGGGGTGGAAGGGCCCGGGTGAGATGTTGACCAGCTACCGCCACGCGGAGCATGTCAGGGGTATGTCAGCGGAGAGCGTAGTTGAGTTGCCCAAGGACCCGGACAACGCCGAGCAGATGGGAGCGTTCTACACCAGGCTCGGACGTCCTGAGTCAGCGGAGAAGTACGAGCTCCCCGAGGCGCAGGTGGGGGAGGGGTCGGTGGACCTGGCTCCCAAGTTCAGGGAGTGGGCATTTGCTGCTGGGCTCAATCAGCGTCAGACCCGGGCCATCTTCGATGCTTATCAGACCGAGCTCCAGACGATCGTCCAGGGCCAGACTGAGGCGCAGAACCAGAACGTCCAGGTGGCTGAGCAGCAGATGAGGACTGAGTGGGGGGCTGAGTACGAAGCCAACATGGGGCACGCGAAGCGCTTCGCTGCGGTGTTCGGTCTCTCTGAGCAGTGGCTCGAGGCGATAGAGGGCGGGCTAGCATCGGAGGAGGATCCGAGCGGCGCGAAGGGATTGTGGCGTGGTGCAGCGAAGATTGGTCGAGCTCTGTCCGAGCACAAGTTCCCGGGTGAGGCTGTGGAAACTACGGAACTCGGCACGACCCCTGCTGTAGCCCAGACCCAGATCAACGAGCTTCACATGGACAAGGACTTCCTCGCGGCCTACCAGAACCGGAACAATCCAGGTCACCAGGCAGCGAAGGACAAGATGAGCAGGCTCCACCAGCTTGCGTATCCTGGAGAACAGACTTAGAGTTTCAGAGTCTCGTGCATTGCTGATAAGCCGGTAGGTTCCTAAACGCCTGGGGCCTACCGGCCCAGCACATTCTGATCAGGCCCCGCAGTGGCGAGCGGACAAGCCCTACAGCCAATCAAGGCCCCGGAGTGGCGACCGGACAAGCCGTAGTGCCGATCAGGAATAGTGCTGGCCCCGCTTTCGAGCGGACAAGCCTCGCAGACGCACGCAGTGCGTCGTGGCCTTCGAGGCTAAGAACATGTCAGTCAACGTACCGACACATTTTGTCCAGCAGTACAAGACGAACGTAGAGCTGCTGCTCCAACAGATGGGCAGCCGGTTCCGCGACAAGGTTGGGACCGACTCCTACACCGGTAAGGCCGGGAAGGCGGTAGAGCAGATCGGCGCAGTGACGGCGCAGAAGAAGACCAGTCGTCACGCCGATACGCCACTGATCGACACCCCGGCGGCAGCTCGGTGGGTCTTCCCCGAGGACTACGAGTGGGCGGATCTAATCGACACGCAGGACAAGCTACGGATGCTGATCGATCCGACCTCGTCCTACGCCCAGAATGGTGCTCACGCGATTGGCCGTGCCATTGATGACGAGATCATCGCGGCCTTCTTCGGAACCTCCCTCACGGGAGAGAACGGCACGACCAGCACCACCTTCCCGGCATCGCAACAGGCTGCGAGTACGTCGGCGGGGCTGACCCTTCCGAAGCTGCGGGAAGCGCAGCAGCTCCTGCTAGCTGCGGAAGTCGACCTGGACCGTGAGCAAGCCTTCTGCGCTATCTCGGCTCAACAGCACGATGACCTTCTTGGGATTGGTGAGCTGCAGAGCATCGACACCAACCTCACGAAGCCGTTGGCTAGTGGTGTCGTGGCGCAGTTCATGGGCTTCAACTTCGTTCTGAGTGAGCGTCTACCGCTCTCGGGCACGGATAGGTCCATCCCTGTCTGGGTGCCATCTGGAATGCACATGGGCATGTGGGAAGACCTCAGGACCGAGATCGATCGGCGACCTGACAAGTCCTACGCCACCCAGGTGTACGTCGCGGCAACGATCGGTGCGACCCGGACCCAGGAGGAGAAGGTCGTACGGATTATCTGTTCGGAGGCCTAAGGCTCCGCGTTTGAAAAACTGAATATCCCTTTCCCCGGAAGCAGGTGGCTGGGGGCTGGTGCGGGGTCGTGCTCGCCCCCATCCACCAACACGTTTGAGGTTCCATCATGGGCAACAACTTCTCAGATCATTTCAACAGTTCAGGAACGGTAGGCCCCGGCGAGGGTGCTCTCGCAGAGGCCCTAGGGCTCGACAGTCAGCGCCGCGCAGGGGGTGGCATCGGTCACTCTCGGCTGCGCTGGAAGAGGGCCAAGATTACGGTCGGCACTGATGTGGGCATCGGCGATCAGATCCGCATGATGTCGATGAAGTCAGGCGATCGCATCCACGAGTTCTACTTCACCAGCGATGGTGGCACGACTGCCGGCGCGGTGGACATCGGGGTCTACGAAACAGGTATCGCCCATGACGGGGCGCTGCCTTCCGCGAACTGCGTAGACCAGTGGTCGACCACGGCAGTGACGGTGACCACAGCCGTCGCCAGGGTGACACGTTTCGCGCTTGGCGATGTCGCGAGCATCAACCGTGGTGACGCATTGTGGGAGATGGTCAATCTCAGTGATGCAGCGACCTACACGGTGGATCCGCTGATCTCGTTTGACCTGACCATGACCGCGACCATCGCCTTCACGGCGAGTGTTGCGACGATGCTGTTCGAGGTCTTCTACACATCCGGTGACTAAGCTAGGCGAGCCATTGTCTAGCCCCTCGGGGTCGGGAGGTACCTGTTCCTCCCGGCCCCACTAGGACCGCATGGCGCTACACGAAGTGGACATCTGGAACCGCGCTCTCTCCAGAGTCGGGGATGCTCGCCTCGTACCCGAGGCCTCGGTTGCTATCACGTCTGCCACTGCTGCGAACCCGGTCGTGGTTACGACTGGAGTCCATGGCTACCTCGATGACGAGCTGGTCCTGATCCGCGCCAATGTCGAGATGACCGAGGTCAACGGGCGGGTCTTCAAGATCAACGTCCTGAGCACCACCACCTTCGAGCTACTCGAGGAGGACGGGAGTAGCTACACGGCAGAGGCTACGGGTGGCACAGTGCAGCGTCTCCCGGGTGCGAAGCGGTCGAAGGCTACGTTTGATGCGTGGGACAACATCCGAGACGAGGTGCTCGAGAGCCACCCCTGGGCGAACTGCACGAAGCGGACGAGGGCGGCGCGGCTCAACTCAGCCTTCACCATCACGGCAGCCACAGGTGCCAACCCGGTGGTCATCACCACCTCGGCTGCTCACGGGTACTCGGTCAATGATGACATCCTGATCGAGGCTGTGGCTGGGATGACCGAGCTCAACGACCGGTGGTTCAGGGTTGCCAGTCCCCTGCCGGCGCCGACCAACACCTTCGAGCTCTCGGGTGAGGACGGCACGACTCACACTGCCTACAGCTCCGGTGGTACGGTCAAGAAGGCCCGCACTCCCTTCGTGCCGGATTCAGGGTATGGGGCCCGGTACGCTCTCCCGTCGGACCATCTCAGGGTCGTGGAGCTCACTGGGTCCAGGGCTCTCTGGATGGTGGAGAACGGCGAGCTCCACACGGACGAGTCTCTCACCGTCCCGATCCAGTACATCTTCAGACAAAGGGACGTGACTCAGTACCGTCCTGCTCTGGTGAATACCCTGGCCTATCGGCTGGCTCTGGAGCTGAACGAGGAGCTCACCCAGTCAGGCAGGAAGCGGGAGAACGCACTCAGGGAGTGGGAGCTCTTCCTCTCCCGGTCGAAGCACACCGACTCCTTGGAGCAGTCCGCCAAGCCGATAGAGGAGGATGAGTGGATCCTCTCGAGGTTGTCGGGGAGCGTGACCGCCCGGCGATTCGACCGCTGAGAGGCCAGTGGCAAAGGACAGCCCGATCCAGACGAGCTTCAATGCCGGGGAGCTCTCCCCTCGCATGGAGGGCCGTGTCGACGTAGACAAGTACGGCGCCGGGGTCTCCAAGCTCGAGAACTTCCTACCCCTGGTACAGGGTGGAGCGCTGAAGCGTAGCGGTACCCGCTTCGTGAAGGCGGTCAAGGACTCCACCGCTCTGACCCGTCTGATCCCATTCGAGTTCAGCACTACGCAGGCCTACATCCTCGAGTTCGGGAACCTCTACATGCGGGTGTACCGGAACGATGGGGTGGTGCTGAATGCGAACCTCACCATCTCGGATGTCGCGAACACCACTCCCATCCGCATCACCACGTCTACGGTGCATGGTTACTCCACTGGCGATCAGGTCTTCATAGCAGGCACCGGGATCGCCGCGATCGACAACAAGTTCTTCGATATCACGGTGTTTGACACGGACGAGTTCGATCTGGACGGGACCGCTGCAGCAGGTGCTGCCGCGGCAGGCACATCGGGGCGGGTGTTCGAGCTCGTCACTCCCTACACGACTGCTGACCTGGAGGCCCTCGCTACGGTGCAGTCTGCAGACGTCCTATACATCGCCCATCCCGACTTCAACCCTCGAAAGCTCGAGCGTACGGATCACGACGTCTGGACGATCACCTCGATAGATTTCGACTTCCAGCCATTCGCACCCGAGAACCTGGACGACCAGAGCCGTGTCAACGCCAGCGCGGTGACGGGCACGGGCATAACGCTCACCTCAGGTGACGGGATCTTTACCTCAGCGATGGTGAATGGATATTTCAAGCTACGCGAAATCGTCCAGTCGCACCGTGGGGAGTGGGAAGCGGGTACGAACCAGACTCTCTACAATTCTGTCTTTGTCCTCGGAGATGAGGTCTTCTTCGAGAGCAACGTATACGAGTTTGTGGAGTTGGCGGCTGGCGCGGGCCTGACTGGGACGAGTGCTCCTGTCCATGAAGTGGGGACTGAGTTGGATGGTCAGTTCAACTGGCTCTATCTCCACTCGGGTGAGGGGTATGTCCAGATCACGGCCTTCACAAATGCCAATCGGGTAACTGCGACTGTCATCAGGCAACTGCCGTCGGGAACCGTCCACGCGGATGTGGTCATCTCCGGTGCTACGCAGGCCGACCCCGTTGTAGTCACTGCTAACGGGCATCTGATTCGCGAGGGGGATCAAGTCTGGATTCAGGACGTGGTCGGAATGACCGAGATAAATAACCGCAAGTTCACCGTTGGTGAGGTTCTGGATGTCAATCGCTTCGAGCTGAAAGACGAGGACGGGAGGGGACACACGCTCTATTCATCGGCTGGCATCGTCGTGGAATTGTCGACTGACCTCTGGGCCCACGGAGCCTGGGGCGGGAGCAATGGCTTCCCGCGGGCGCTCACCTTCTTCGAGGATCGGCTCTGGTTCGCTGGAGCTGCGGGTAACCTCCAGACGATGTGGGCTTCTAGAACAGGTGAGTACGAAGACCACAAGGTGACAGATACCGATGTGTCTGCGCTCCAATTCACGCTCAACACCGATACGGTCAACGTCATCGAGTGGATGAACGCCGGCAAGAAGCTGGTGATTGGGACGGCGGGGGGTGAGTTCGTGGTTGAGAACACGGACCCTATCACTCCAAACAACCCACCGAACATTGCCAGGAACACCGCCTATGGCAGCAAGTCCCAGGTCCAGCCTAAACGCATTGAGCAGGTGCTGCTGTTCGTGCAGAGGGCTGGCCGAAAGATCAGAGAGTATGTCTCGGACTTCGATACGAACTCCTTCGTGGGCCCGGACATGAACGCCCTCGCTGACCACATCCTTCTGGACCGGATCAAGAAGATGGACTTCCAGCAGGAGCCGAACCGGCTTCTATGGTGTGTGCTCGAGGACGGGGAGCTGGTGTGCTTCACCTACGAGAGGTCTCAGGATGTGACCGCCTGGCACCACCACCCGATAGGTGGAGACACGGTGCTGGTGGAGTCGGTGGCTGTGATCCCACACCAGGATGGGGACAGGGATCAGGTGTGGCTCATCGTGAACCGCCAGGTCAACAGCGGGACGAAACGGTACATCGAGTTCTTCGAGGAGGACTGGCTGCGGTCTGCTGCCATGAACACGGCCTTCTTCGTGGACTCGGGGTTGAGCCGCACGAGTGGTGGGCCAACCACGTCCATCATCGGGTTGGACCACCTAGAGGGAGAGACCGTCAAGGTCATCGGGGACGGGATCGTGCAGGCGGATCAGGTGGTCTCGAGCGGTGCGATCACCATCACCTCGGCCAGCGTCGTCCATGTTGGGCTCAGCTACGAGTCCGTGCTCAGGCAGCTACGGCTCGAGGCTGGAGCTGGAGACGGCACCGCTCAGGGGAAGACCCAACGCATCACGAACGTGGTGGTGCGACTCGACCAGACGGGGAGGGGCCTGCAGATCGGGCCCAACGACACCGACGCCAACATGGAGGAGGTCGGGGTCAACGATGGCGAGCGGATCCCGCAGACCGGGGCACTGGCTGACCTGATCGATGGCGACACGGACATCATGCCGTTCCCTGAGGGCTACTCCCAGGAGGCACGGGTAACCTTGAAACACAACGAGCCCCTGCCCTGCACGATCATTGCGATCATGCCGCAGGTCGTGGTGCAGGACCGCTGATGGGCGCGATACTCCAAGGGCTTGCGATTGGAGCTCCGATAGCGTCGGGCATCTTCCAGGCTCGTGCCTTCGAGCTCGAGACCAAGGCCGTGGCCTCGGCGGCCAGGTTCAATGCTGCGATCGGGCTCGAGGAGGCGCAGATCGAGGCGGCCCGGCAGCGGCGTATCGCGAGACGCACTCTAGCTACTGGCCGGGTAGCGGTTGGTGCTAGCGGCGTCACCTTTGAGGGCAGCCCTCTCGCGTTTGCGATGGATCAGGCAGCGGAGCTCGAGCGCAACGCGGTGAATGTTGAAATAGCTGGCCGGAACACGGCTGCTCTGGATCTGGCGAGGGCCACGAACGTACGCAGCGCAGGCCGGCGGCGGTCGGGCGCTGCACTCCTCAGTGGGTTGACGGAGTCCGCTTTCAGGGGTCGCGCCCTGCGGATCGGGAGAGGCTGATGCCCAGGATCCCACGGGTCATCGCGAGCGCGGCCTCTCTAGGCCGTAGAGCTCAGGCTGTGGATCTGGGGTTCGACCAGGGAGCTCAGGCACAGGCTCGTGCGATAGACGAGGTGGGTGAAGCAGCGAATGCGTTGTTCGAGGCAGACGAGGACGCACTGGTTTCCAAGGGCATCCAGGGTGCATCGACTGAGCTCAACGATCTCAGGATCGCGGTAGGAGAGAACCCCGACATCGACGCCCGGGAGGGGCAGTTCGCGGATGGGCAGAGAGAGATCCTGAGCAGGCACCGAGAGACCATCTCTACCGTGCGGTTCCAGAACTCCTTCGACGATCGGATGTTCGCCATCTCCGAGCGGACTCGTTTGGGTGTGAAGGAAGGGGTCACACGTTCAAGGCTTGACCAGATTCGTGCGAACACCCTGACGAGTGTGGCGGGTTTGACGACGCTCGCGGGGGAGGCGGACAGCGACGACCTCCGGCAGGAGTATCTGACGCAGATCGACACAGCTCTTGGGGGCGCTGTGAGTTCCGGGGCCTTGACTGCAACGGACAGGGCTCAGGCCGAGATCAGGCGTGACGCTGAGTTGGCTGCAGCCCAGGAGGTGAGGGACAGCCAGGCGGTAGCGGATGACCTCGAGGCCCAGTTCCCCGGCGATCTCGCTGCCCAGACCAAGGCCGCACGCAGCCAGTTCAGCGGAAGCATGGAGGATCTCGTCGTCGCTCGGTTGAAGGACCGAAACGGGATCGCAGTGACGGCTCAGCGGCAGGCACGTCAGGCGAAGTTCGAGTCTGTCGTGAACCTCGCATTGGGTGGCGATTACACTCGCGTGGAGGCTCTCAAGGCCGATCTGGATGTGGGCCAGTTGTCGACGGTGCTCGGTATTCTCGACGATAAGGACCGGGGCAAGGGACCACAGGCGGACTCGGAAGAGTACTGGGACTTCTACAACGGCTTGTCGAATCCAGCGACAGCAGAGGAGTTCAGGCAGAAAGATCTGAACCTACTGGCCGGCAAGATCACGCCTAAGCAGATGAGTCAGCTACGAGATCTGCAGCTCGAGGTGGATCTACTTGATGTCTTCCCCAAGAAGGTGGACGAAGCGCTTAGCATCATCAAGCTCGACCCGTCGAGCACTAAGAAGAGCAAGGACAAGCGCGAACAGCGTCAGCTATTCCGGCGGAATGTCCAGGCTGCGAAGGAGCTGGCGGTGCAGCAGAAGGGTTCGCCTCTCACGGGACCGGAGATGGACGAGCTGCTCGACGTTGGGATCACGGATCACAACAAGAGAGAGGGGAAGTTCCTGGGGATCTTCGGTCCACCTCAGGCCCCACGCTTCACCATCGGTCCCGGTGAAGGTGTAACCGCGGCGGCGCGACGTGCTTCGGACGGGATAAGCGCTGACCAGTGGCAGCAGACGATTGCCGAGCTGGAAGCCAGTGGCAATGAGGATCCAACCGAAGCTGAAATCAGACAGGCCTATGCAGACCTCGTCTCCGAGGGGTTCGAGTTCCGCTGATGCCTACACTTGAGAGCGGCGCAGACATCCTCAGACGCAAGCGTGCGGAGCGTGTCCAGGCGAGTGGGAGTGATGCGAGGCGACTGGCAGAGGGAGCGGTGGGCGAAGGGAAGCCGCTGCCCAGGTGGGTCGAGCGAGCACTGCGTGGAGAGGGGATCGACAACCAGGACGGAACCCGATCTACGATTCGCTCGATGAGCTTTGAGTCGGAGGGGCGACATTTCCTGGCTCCCACCATCCGGCAGCAGCACGACGGTACGCTCTTGGAAGTCTCACCGGATGAGGCAGTCGCGGTTGCAGTCAGGCGTAAAGACGCCATCGAGTTCCCTTCCAGCCTAGAGGCCGACCAGTTCAGTAGGGAGTTCTCGGATGCGCTGGGGAGCGGAGACCATCGCGGGGGTGCATCGCTTGCACGCAGGAGGGGTCTGCAGACTCCCCGGCAGATAAGGGACCGTGTGGCCTTCTCTGCTCGTCAGGATCCCGATCGCTTCGCTCGCGTTCTGGGAATCGCGAACAGGTTGCAGGTGGGTATTGGTGCTGTCGATCGAGACCTGGCTCGGTTTGAACGGATTGACGCTTCCAATCAGGCGCTGAACGAAGTCCCGCTGGACGCACGCCCCATCCTTCGCAAGTGGCTGTCGGATGAGGAGACTGCACGCCGCACGAGTGGGCCAGACATCCGGGCGATGTCGGGGCTCGAGTGGGCGGTCAACTCCACGAAGGCCGGATACCACGATGGTTTCGCGTTGCTACGGCTGGCTGAACTCTACGGCAAGCAGCGGCGCGGCGAGACCATCACTCCTGAGGAACAGCTCCTAC